AGCAGTTTTTTCTTGTAATTGTGTTAAATATTCCATTGTGTTTGCATCTATTACTAATTGGGATCCTCCGCCCGTTCTTGAAATTACTACTCTTCCTCCGCTTATAATTTTAGATTCTACATCTAATAAAGCTTGAGGAACTTCTACTGTTCCAAATATATCTTCATCAACATCAATAACAAATTCCCATACCAATTTTTTTAAAGAGTATTTTTTTTGTACTGTTGATAATCTATATTCTTGTTCTCCTAGCAATGTTCCATTTACCGTTAATGGTGCAGTACATCTTACTAGTCTGTCATTTCCAACTGTATTAACAGTTTCAAAATTCAATGTTCTTATGTGAGTTCTATATTTATTTGATTCATTACCCCAAGCAAATCCGCCATATGGCATAATTTGTTCTACTAGTTCATTCATTTGTGTAGTAAAATCTGTCCACATAAGTAAATCATATTCGACATCTACATATTCTGGAATATTTATCGAAAATAGTTCTGCAGATTGTTCTCGTTGTTTACTAGGAACTGGGTATAATTGATCTATATATGAATTTCTAGGATTATATTGTTGTCGATATATAATGCTATTACCAGAAATAAATCGATTCACATCTAATTTTTTTAATTGATCTCTTTCTTGTAATGAATTTCTTTTTAATATTATTAAAGGAGATTGTAACATTCCTTTTTCATCACGAAGATATCCTAATCTTCTTACACTATCCCATTTTTCTGCGTTTGAATATATAACTGGAACATCTATTAATTCATTTTCTGCCCCGGTGACTTTTGGCTGTATTACATTTTCGATATACCATTTCAACGCAAAATCTATATTATATACAGTTCTTCTAGGTGTTTTAACTAGATCATCATCTCTACGAATTTGTGAAGATCTATCAAATGTTTGATCATCTCTAACAGATTCAGTATTACGAATGTCTGGTTTATCTACCTTTCTATCGATATTATAATTTCTATATCTAGACATTAAAATCCTTTATATGATTGATGATCCCCTGTTGTACCAAATCTCATTTTTCGAATATTAGTTGGGGTTTGTCTTGTTACGTGACTATCACATAAAACAGATACACTATAACCAAATTTATTACCATTAGCCCATGTGTCAGGATTTTTTCCAGCAAAATATTGATTTGCATCTACATTATCTATTTCATAGAATTCATTATCCCATTTAATTATATCTCCAACTTCTGGATAGAAAGATGCTTTTTCTAAAATATCTCTAGATATACCAAATTGTGCTGTTCTTGTATATGAGTGACCATAATCATCCATTTCGCCATTTTTTCCTTCTTTTGTAATTAAAGCAGGAATAAGTATATAATTAAAGTATGTTTTATTAACAGATTCTCCATATATATTTGAATTGGAATCTTCAATTATTAATTTATAGAATTCAATTTCAGTATCAACTATTGCATTTAATAATTCTGCATTAATTGATGCTAAAAATTTTGCATCTCGTTGAGTTCCAAATAATGCCATTTATCCTACGTATATTTTAGTTGGTACTTTCGACAATACTTCATTCATTGCATCATTTTCTGCTTGTTGTCTTGTCATCATACTCTCTTTTGTTAATTTGTCTAGAAATTCTCTTAATTGAGTAATTAATGCTTCTTTTTCTGATTGGCCTTGTGATACTAAATCAGATCCATTTAGTGTTACTTCTGAATTTGGAATTGGTACTGTTGAATATTTACTTCGAACATATCCTAACATTTCTTTTACTAATGCTGATCCATATCTAAATATCCATGATCTACCTACATCGTTTATCTGAGAATATTTTTGGTATGTATATGGAATATTAGATCCGTCTGATACTACGCTATTCATTGCTGCGGTATTTCCAAATAATACAGCTTCATCTGCTTTTTTATCTTCAAAGATAAATTCAAACCAAACGTTTTTATAAAATGGTGTTGCTGCAGTACCAGTTGTTCCAGGAGTTGGATATAATCTTAAATCGTCTCCATGGATTTCAAATGAAAAATGTGATTTTCTAATTCTATCATTAAATTCTATAGTTTGTATTCTTAATAAATCTTGATGTAATGGCATTAACATAAAATTTACAGAAGGAGAAAATCCTCCAAAATCAAATGCATCCATTAAATTTTGTGAACCTAATCCTGTTCCAACAAATGGATCGAAATATCTAATAATAGCTGGAGGGACTGTGTGTAATACTCTTTTTATTTCTATAGAACTAGTATTAGTTAATTCAATTCCTAAACTTTTAGACACAGCTGCTCTTATACTATATGTTTGTTGACCTGGCTTTACATCTAGAGATGCAGAAAACCATTTTAAATTTCCTCCCGAATCTGCTTCGGTACCATATGTTTTTGATAATTTAGTAATATAAGATAAGGATCCTCCAATTAATGTATCAGAAAATGAATTATCTGTTAAGAAACTAGATCCAGTATTTATACCTAATGTATTTAATAAATTGTTTGCAATATTAACTTGATTAACTTGATTTGAATATTCTATAACTGCAGATTCAAATGCATTATAAAAATTTATATCTATTAATTCAACATCCATTATTGGATATCCAACGTTTTGTGCAGCGTGTTTTGAAAAACTGTCTGCATGTGTTTGAAACATTGTATCATTATCAAAGAATCCAAATGGAGTAGATCCTGTAGTAAACGAAGAGCTACCAGGCCATATGGGTTTATTTACACTGTAATCTGCCATTAATAATCCTTATTCTAATTTTGTTAGTGTACTATTTAATAATTGCATTTGTTCTAACGTTTCAATTTTTCTTGTGCTTAATTGTTGAATTGCTTGAAATGTTTTTTTAGCTGAATATGGAGATAAAACTTTCATTGTTATTAATTCAGCTCCTTTTCCTAGATCCTGTTCTATATGAACCATTAATACCATACGTATAGCTCGTATTCTATCTAAAACATCAACTAAATTACCTTTATATCTTATTCTTGCTTGTATTGAATATTTTGTTCTTGGGGCTGCCATAGTACTTCTTTTATTATAAATATAAAAACAGTAAGAAAGGGATGACGAATCATCCCTCTCTTTGTTTAAATTAATTTAATAATTAACTATTAAATAGAATTTAATCCAGCAACATATACTTTACCATAGAATTCTGGTCTTACCATTTTCTTAGCATATCTTGTCATTACACCTTTTCTTGGGGTGAAGTTAACAGGATCGTATACAAGTGGAGTCATGATTAGAGGTACATATGGAGCATATACTGCACCAGTTTCAAGGAATTGAGCTCCTCTATATCCCATAAGGATTACGTTCTCTTTCATGTATGGGTTTTTATATACTGTGTATCTATTATTGATTGCACCAATTTTTTGAACACCAGCAGCAAATTCCATTTTGTTACCGTCTGTGTCAGCAGCAAATCCAGGAATAGATTCTAGGATAGTTGCAACAGCAGGACTAGTTACTAAGAAATTAGCACCACCTCTTAATGTTTTTTGGTGAATTTTGTTAGATACTTTTTGAAGCTTAGTTCCTAAAGTTTGGAACCACTCTCCTTGCGTATTATAATATCCGCCTCCGGCTACATCTTTTCCAACAAATTTATTTTGTGATGGAGAAAAGAATTGATTTGATACAGCTGACCAATATTCTGTTGTTACAGCGCCGTTAATTAACATATCTAAGATTTCAAGATCAATTTCCATTGATACATATTCACTTAACATTGAAGTTAATTCAGCTTCAGCGTCAATTGAGTGATATGCATTTAAATCTTGAGCAAATTCAGGAGTCCAAACAGCCTTTAACTTTCTTGTCTTAGCTACTATAGGATCTGATTGCATTTCAAGATTTACTTCTGGAATATCAATATCAGTACCTTGATTGATTCCGTTAGCACCAGAACCTTTGAAAGGATCTGAATCTTCAAAATCGCCTCTAGATATATCAGATGGTTGAGCACTATATTTTACAATATAATCACCAGCAACAGGGTCTAAACTATTTGATCCTGTAATTACGAAATTAACATGTGTTTTAGCATCATTTAATCTTGTAAATGCACTTACTTGATTAACAGTACCACCTGAACCAGTTGAAATAATAAATGATCTTACTGCAGTAGTATCTGATCCAGATAATGATGATAATGGTATGCTAACAACCGTATGTGGATTAGCAGCTAATATATCAGTGTATGCAGAATCATAATTTACAGATGAAGATGTTGCAGTCGCAACAGTACCTGAAGCAGTTACTGCTATTTCATTGATTGAATATCCAAATCTACCAGCACCATAAAGACCACCTGATGGGTCATTTTCTGTGGTAGTTACACCAAACATAGAATCGTCTGCATTTGGCGATCCAAATGGATCTCCTGTTTTTAATTTATCGTCTTGAGCGAATCCAGGTTGAGCTGTACCATATTTGAAATCCAAATAAAATACTAGTCCTGATGGCAAATTCATTGGTTGTACAGAAACAAATTCTTTTGCTGCAAATTCAGCAAAGATTCTTCTTACCAATGGAAGTGCTACACCAGCCCACTCTTCTGAACCTTCTGTTGTACCAGTTGAAGACGCTTCTTTTACTAATTGTCTTGCTTGGTTTTCTAGAAGTTGAGCCATTCCGGCTTTTTCAGTCTCGGACTTAAGTCCTTCTAAGAGACCGGTTCTTTCCCATTTGTTTACAGTTTTTAACGCTGCATTTCTTTGGGAAGGATTATTATCTTCTAATAAAGATGAAATTTCCATTTTTAATTTTCCTTTTTAATTAATCTAGTAATCCAGCTAATTTCTTCCATCTATTAGCTAATTGATTACCTTCATTGATTATTGTTTTAGTTACAGGAGCAGTTGATTCAACTGGCTTAGAGGCAGAACCTTCTTTTACCACTTTTCTCTTTTTTACAGGAACTGTAAAATTTTCTGCTAATGTACTAAATACAAGTTTAACTTCTCTTGTATTACCAGCTCTATCGAAATTTTCGATAACTGTCATTTTTTGACTTTCTGATAATTCAAAATTTCTAAATAATTTATTCGTATAAAGAAGTTTTGCATTTAAAAGATTAACTTCATTGATAGTGTCTCTTAAAGATTCAATAGTGTCATATGCTTCAGTAAGCTCTTCAGATAATTCATCCATTTTTTCTTTGGATTCTTTATCTTTATCGCCATGCTCGCCTTCTTCTACTTTATCTTTAGGTTCTTCTTCTTTGTCTTCTTCCGAAAGAATTTCTTCAATGATTTCATCAATATTGAATTCTTCATTTTTCATATCTTTAGGTTCAGCCATTAGATCGTTTCCTTTTGAATCAGTAGAATCAGCAGCGTCTTTATTATGAGCATCTTCTGCTATTTCTTCTTCAGTTAACTCTTCTTCAGTTAATTCTTCTTCATTTAAATCTTCTTCTAGCTCTCTTATGATTGCTTCTAGTTCTAGATCTTCTTCAACAGGTGGATTTTCATCAGTTGGATCTTCGTCAGCATCCATCATCATTCCTTCCATTTCCATTTCGTCAGTCATTGGTTCTTCACCCATGTCCATGTCAGGTGCAGCATCCATATCTACATCCATTTCAGCTCCTTCAGCATCGTCGGCTTTGACATATTTTTCGCCGTCGACAACTACTGATGGTTCTTCAGCTGGTGCTTCTATTTCTGCTTCCGCATCCATGTCCATTTCGTCTTCATACAAATCTTCTGATAATTTGGTTGATAACATGTTGTGAATTCTAGGAGCAAAAGCTTCTTCAAGAGCTATTTTAGCGTTTGCTAATGCTGTTTCCTTAACGGCTTTTGCATCTGCAATTGCTTCTTTTAGTAAATCCGATTTCTCGTTCATTACATTTCTCCTTAAATTTTTTTATTGGAAATAAGATTATTGTAAATCTTAATAAGAATATTAATAATAATTGACGTTATATAGAGATAACGTATTTACTATAAATATAAACAAACTTAAAAAACAGTAAAAAAGTCCTGAACTAAATCAGGACTATCAATTAATTGTATTACTCAGAATATAAATCAGCTATTTTTTGTTTATATACAGCTGCTTGTTTTTGTCTTCTTTTAGTAATGCTAGGTTTTTCAAATTCTTTTAATGATTTTAATTTATTAATTGAATCTGCAGATTTAACTTGTTTTTTCCAAAGTCTTAATGCAAAATTAATATCTCGATTAATTACTTTTGTTGATTTACAATTTCCTGGAACTATTGATTTGTGGTGTTTTATTTGTTTATTCATTTTCTGGGGATGTAACTTGTTGTTTTTGTATTGGTCTTAATGTAAACTTAAATTTTTCAACTTCTGGTAATTGACTTATAAATCCTTGAACTCGTTGTGATTCTTTTGCAGGATCTTCTCCTAATCTAATATAAAAGAATCCTTTACCAGCTGCGTCATCAAATTTTGTTTTAATAACATGCATTCCTTTTTTATTTAAAAATGCTTGTATATCAGCTTTAACATTACCTGCTGTAGCTGGATCTATTAATTTATATAAAAATCCGCCTTTATAATCAGTTAACTTATTTAATAAATCAGCTTCATTTGTTTGTGGCTTCATTCCAAAAAATTGATGATACATGTTATCAACTGTCGACATTTATTTCCTTTATTATAATAATTTTTTATTAATAATCAAAATTAATTTACATCAAAATATTTACCTAAACCTTGACCAATATCTTCATATGCTGCAGAAAGTCTTTCTTGTAGTTGTGAAATTTCTTGAGCTGTTTTTTCAAAAACTTTATATGAATCATTTAATCCTTTCATGTGTCTGTTAACAGTAATTCCATCAAACCAATCCCCTTCAGACAATGTAACTTGTTGTGCCATTTCTACCATATATTTAACACGTCCGCATAATTCTTTAAGATCTCCTTTACCATAAACAGATTCTCCTAGTGTGGAATATTCTTTTACTGCTTCTACAAATTCACGTTTTTGTTCATTTGTAAGTTTAACTGGTTCTCTTTCTAGTGCTTCTAATATTTCTTTAAATTTCATGGTAAAATCCTACATTTGCCACTATCACATAATATTGATGTAATAATGTCATTTACTTTTTTATAATCTTTTGTTTTACTATTTACTGACTCATTCATTGGTCTTAAAAATGCTCCATGGGTAGATGGATTTGATACAAAGTCAAAACAAATTAATTCAAAGTCTTCTTGAACTTCTACTGCTGATTCTTTGTAAAGTTCTTTAACTGAACCTAATCCTCTACTAGATATTCCTAATGTTATACCAGATTCAAACAATGATTTTAATATTTTGCCGGCTGGTGTTTCTAATATTTGTACTGCTCCCATTAAATCATCGCCATCCCACCACATCTTTAAAACATTGTGAGAAACGTTATTTAAATTAACTACTGAAGATTCGGGATGATCTAATTCTCCTAATGCTCTATTTTGATCAATATATTCTTTTTGATATTTTTTAGCTTCGCGATCTAATATATGTTTAGGATATACTCTACCATTTTGATTTTTAGCGCCAGCTCTTTGTAATACTCCTTGAACAACTAATCCTCCAGGTATTCCATATTGTTTGCCCATTTGCTCATTAACTGGGCCTATAGGTTTAAATGGTATATATTCTAGTAGTAAATTTTTACTCATATTATTCTCCTAAGCTTCTAACTCTTTCAGATATTTTTAATAATCTTTCTGAAATTTTCTTTAATGCATTGTGAGTAGATTTACCATATGTTGATCCAGCAATACCAGATTCATTTTTTAATCTAGATGTATATTTAACTAGTTGTTCTATTTCTTGTAATTTTTTTGCTACTTCTTTTATTGTACCATTTACTGTTTGAGATGGAGTTGATTTAGGATTCCCAGTTGAAAATTTAGAATATGATTCAATCATTGCGGCATATTTTTGATCCATTGCAGCTTGTACTGATTCATATTTCATATTCTTTTTCTTTTTAGCTTGTGCTTTTGTTGAAAATGCATTTGGTGTATTATATCCAGCTATAGCTCCCGTTACATTTTGTTCATCAATTTCTTCGTCGACGACTTTTATAGTATCATCATCGTCTGCTTGTGCTTTAACTTGTGCTAATTTTTCTTGAGGTACTTCAATCGTAGCTTCATTAGCTTTAGCTTGTTTAGCAGCTTGCTTCATTGGCTCTTCTTTATCATTATCATTATCTAAATCTAAAAAGTCAGGTTTAGCTTCTTCATTGTATTTTTTACCTTTAACTTTTGCAATTGCATCTTCTTTAGACATTCCGGAGGCTATCATTCTAGCAATTTGAACATCTGCAAAATCTTGATCTTTGTCTCCGTCTTGATCTTGTTCTTGAATTTCTTTAAATTTAGATTCTATTTCTTTTAAAAATGATTTCATTTGGAATTGACCTCTTTTAATTCTTTGATTAAATCATAATATCGTAATATAGTTAAAACATGTGATTCTTTTATAGTTTTAATTGTTTCAACGTTACAAAGCATTTCAGATAATTTATCAACTTTTATTTTTGTTGCTTTATCTGTTATTAATGATACTTGTTCTTTTAATTGTTTTTTTATACTTGGAATAATTTCTTCTAAATATTGTTTAACAGATTCTGAATCATTAACATGAGTAATATATTTATTTAATACTTTTTTTTGATTTTCATCTAATCCAGAATATTTTGAATTAAATTTATCTACTAATAATTTATATGTTAATATACGAACATCTTTTTTATATCCTTTATATTTTTCTAATAATGGACTTAATTTTAAAGATTGTTTAGTTTCTCCTAATAAATGACTAACAATTGATGTTTTACATTCTAATAGATCCTTTGGATTATCAGCTTCAGTATATTCAAATAATTTATATATAGATGCTAACTCTTTATAATTATTAATTCTAATTTTTGAAACTTTTTGAAAATCAAAATTTTCTGATATTTCTTTTACTAAATTATAACGTTGTCGACGTAATAAACCTTTATTAAGTTTACTATGAGCATCTTTACAAGTTCTAATAAAATCTAATGCCTGTGCTTCTGATTTTAAACTTTCTTTAATTAATGAATTATATAATTGTAGCTCTTTTGATAATGCTGTATTTTTTCCGAAATATTTTTTTATTATTTCAACAGTAACTGTTTTATCTGAAGTTAGGGTTTCTGATGTAAGTTTCCTAACTAGCATTTCAAAAAGAATGGCAGTATTTTTATACTTTGAATGTTTAAGGTTTTTCATGTTAATACACAAGTTCTTTCATATAAATATAGTAATGTTTATAAAATATTGTTTTCATCTAACATTGATCCGTTATCATCAATTTCTTTTTTTGTTTCAAACAATACTTTTGATCGATTTTTTTTCAATTTTTTTAAAATATCTGCATTTTCAGTAGCAACATTTCTTGACTTTCTTTTGTATTCAGGTTGAAATGTTGAAGCTTGTTTCAATGTTTTTGCACCAGTTGGATCCCATCCTAATTCATTTGCATGTTGCCCATATTTTATTCCTTCTGGAGGACGTCCTCCTTTATCAGTATCTGTAACATCATCTGTGCTTTGATGCATTGAAGCTAAATCATGCGGAGTACCATATGATACACCTGTTAGCGTAGGATCATTTCCTTCTTGTTCTATTTGATTTTGTCTAAATCTTAATTTTAAATCTTCTACTACATTATTTCTTTCTTCTAACCATTCGTCTTCAGACATATTAAATATATACTCATATACATACTTATCAGAAACTAATTTTGAATCTTTCATTGCAACTGCTAATTGAATTTTTTCATTCATTAATGCAACTTTTTGCTGATCATATATAATTGACGGTGGAGTCAATGATAATTCAAAACCAATTAAATCTTCTCCTTCGAAGCCTTGAGCATATAAATGAACAATTGCAATTTTAGATAATTCAGAAACTACTATTTTTTGAATTCTTTCAATAGTTCTTGCAAATCTAATATCCATGGAAGCTAATGTGGTTTTTCCTTCAACTCCTTCGTCATATCCCAAAAACGGTTTAGGAATTTTTAAAGCAGCCATCATTTTGTGCTTAACATATTCAATATCTTCGATACCAGTAAAAGTCATTCCTGGTAATGTATCTATTTGTGTTTGACTATTACCACCTCTAACTGGTAAATAATAATCTTCTAACATATTATTTAAATTAAATTTTAAATTGTAGTTTCCTGTATTTTTATCAACATAAGGAACTTTTTTCATTTTATTGATAATTTGTTCCATAAATGAATCGACTTCATTAGGAGGAATGTTACCAATATCAATTTTAAATACTCTTTTTTCTGGTGCACGCATAATTCTATGAATTAACATTGCATCTTCTAACATCATTAATTTTTGAAATTCTTGTCTAGCTCCTTCTAACATTGATCTACCATATGGTAAAAAATTAGAATCAGATATCATTCTGAAATGTGCGACTTCAAAGACATCATATTTAACATTTTCAGAAATAGTATGTTGAAAATTTATTTCATATTCTCCAGTTTCAGGATTAAATTCTTCTAATCGTTCTGCTTCATATGCTGATAATGGTCTTGCATTTAAAATACCAATTTCATCTGCTACATCTAATTTTAAAAAGAAATCTCCGTATTTGCATAAATTACGGATCCAGGGCCACATATTAAATTCAATATTTAAAACATCATAAAATAAATTATATAATATTTTTTGTATATGAGTTTTATTTGTTTTAATTGTTAATATATCACCAAATTGATCTTCTAATGTGGATTCGTCAGAATATATATCTAATGCTGAAGAAATAATAGGATCTTTATCCATCATTTCGTAATCGACATATAATTGTTTTCTATTTTGTTGAGAATAATAATTTGCGTCATATCCTCCGTAAGCAGATCCATATGATCCATATCCATGTTTATTTGTACCATGTAATCTAGAATATCGATCTGTAATTTTACTCTGTGCTATATTACCAGTAGATTGTAATCTATTTGTATCTACAACACGTAATTTATCTTTACCATATTTTCTAACAATTACGTTTGTACTAAATAATCTTTGTAATCGTTTTCTTAATGATGCCATAATATTTTCTTTTATTTATTATAAATATAACTAACTACAGAAGCCATGTTAAATTTTCATTATCTTGACCATTATTCCAATCCCAACTGTCATTTGGATTCTGATCTTTGTTTGTATAAATACTATAATCAGTTTTTTGAAATTTAGATAAAGCTCGTTTATTTAATTCAATTCCTTGTTGTCTTAATTTTAAACTTGTATCTCGTAACCATAACGCAATAGCAAAACTCATTACTAAATCGTCATTATATCCTATTTGTGCTTGAGGTTTACTATTTAACCATACAAATACAAATAATTCTTGTATCAATCTTTTTGAATGTATAATAGGACTCTTTTCTCGCATATACATTTCTAATGCAGATATCATTAATGGTCTTGTTCTCGATGTAGTAGAAACTCCTGGAACCATTTGTGATTTATCTTTTTGATCATAACCTTTTCTTAGTTGTATATCTAAGTCTACATATCCATCATCTTTATATGTATAAAATAAATTTTCATAACTTCTATCTAATGCTGGTTGTATTGCGGCCCAACCAATATTTGCATTTTCAATTGCTAGTAATGCATTGTTCCATTCTGTTGCAACCGTTACTAACATATTACCAAAATCTTTTGGAGGAATTTTGCCTTTATATTCTGCAACTTGTTTTATTGACTGCACTTCAATTACATGAAATGCCGACCAATCTGCTCCATCTCCCCTAGCAACATCTGCTACTACTAAGTAATCTTTTGAATAATCTGGATATTCCCAAATCCAATATCCATTGTCATATCCTCTTTTTTCTATCGGCTCAATACATTTAGTTTCATATTCTTGTAATATTAAACCATCTACTACAGTATGTCCAGAAGATATAAAATCGCAATCACATTCTTGAGCTGCTCCTCTTTCTCCTAGTAATTGTGTTTGTTCATCTCTCCATGATTGATCTCGTTCTGGATGCAATTTCCAATCTAACTTAATTGTTTGGAATCCATTAACACCAGTTTCAGCATCTGCCCATGTTTGATGAAACCAATTACCAATACCATTTGGAGTAGATAACACAATGGCTCCTCCACCAGTAGATAATGTTGCTTGAGAAGCTACCCATATTTCTTCAATATTTCTAATAAATGCAGCTTCATCAACTATTAATAATGATAATGCTTCTGATCGTGCTCCGGTTGATGCACTAGATATTGCTTTAATTTGCGAGCCATTTGCAAATTTTAACGATAATTTATTATTTGTAACTATATTCGTTTTTAGCCAGCTTGGTAAATTTTCATTCATTATTTGAACTTTACTTACTAAGTTTTTAGCGACATCTTGGGTAGTTGCTATAACTAAAACGTTGAAGTCTTCATTAAATAACATTGACCATAAAGCATATCCTGCAGATAATGTTGATATACCTAACTGTCTTGATTTTAGAATAACATTGTATCTATTATTTTGTAATGTAGTTAATGATTCTTCTTGGAATGGAAATAAGTTAAACTTAATTTTTCCTTTTGTAGGATGTTGAATATAACAAAATTGCCGCATAAAATATACAGGATCTTCTGCACATTTTTTATACTGCTCTTGAATTATTTTTTTTATATTTTGTTTTTCGCTCACTGAACTACTTCAACAATCATTTTTCCTGTTAATACCGCAGTTAATATTCCAGAACCAAACCATATAACTTTATGATCATACCATTTTGGTTTTAAATATTTTTCTCGCTGTATATACAATTCTATATTATTATTTAATAA